AGAATCGTCAACCTTGCTCACTTTGAAAAGTTCCCGTATAACAGTGAGGATGAGTCAGTGGTATATCGGTCCCCTCGACGGGGAACCGGACGTGGTTCGTTAATAACTAAAAGAATAGACAGAGAAAGTTACCGGAAGTTTCCGAGAAATGACTCAATTGTTCTGAGAATAGATTTGATTATAAAAGGATGAGCGGCTCCCTCTCGGGAACCACTTTATATTTGTTATATATGAATAAGCAGGATAAGCATTGGGTTTTTACTTTAAATAACTATACCGAGGAGGAATATGAACAACTTGTTGAACTCGCAGAGTCCGAAGATGTATCGTACGCGATCTACGGTAAGGAGACAGGAGACTCCGGAACACCTCATATCCAGGGATACATCAGGTTCGCCAGAAAAAAGAGATTCAATGGAGTACGAAGAATTCTTGGGAAGAGGGCCCATATCGAATGCAAAAAAGGAACACCGACGCAAGCTTCGGATTATTGCAAGAAAGATGGGGATTATCAGGAATTTGGCTGCAGAGCTACAAAGCCAGGTAGAAGAACTGACCTTGAGGAACTATATCTCCAGGTCAAGGAAGGAAAAACTCGAGACGAGATTGGTGACACCTTTACAGGGTCATATATCAGATACAAGCGTTCGATCGACGAACTCATCAAGCAGCATCATGATACGCCCAGAACCAGGACATGTACAGCCCCTACTGTCATCGTACATTGGGGACTTACCGGAACTGGAAAGACACGAGCCGTATGGGATGAGCACTGGGACGACCTGTACGCTCATGGAGGGGACCGTTGGTTGACGGATACAATGGACAACGAGTTGTTTTATTCGACGACTTCAATGGGAGCGAATTTAAACTCACCTACTTTCTCAGGCTGCTAGATCGCTACCCTATGAGAGTACCGGTGAAAGGAGACTTTGTTCAGTGGAAACCAGAGATAATTTATATTACATCAAATAAGGAACCACATGAATGGTATCAAGGAGCTCACGTAAGACATCATCAAGCATTGATGAGAAGAATATCAGAAATCAAGGAATTTCCTATGATAGAGGCTGATTCGTCGGAACAGTGAACTTGCGTTTCTTCATGAAACACTTCGACTTGTAAATAGCATCGCGTTCACCAGCGATGGAGATGGGATTGTCAGCACCCATGTCGGCAACTTTTTCAAGAGCAATTATCTTGCCGACGCCAGGACCGGACTGTTTGAATTGTCCGATACCAGAGATTGTAGTTGCACCAACAATAAAGGAGTTAACAGATTTAATCCATCCGTTGAATGACTTGGTCACTGTTGAATAACAGGTAGACTGTTTAATAGAGCCGGGTTCAAGACGGATCCGTTTAGACCCCATGCAGTTGGTAAAGTAGTTTGGAAGGACAGGTTGTTTGAGTGAGTCCTTGGCGTTATCATTAAGAAAGGAAGCAGTAGCATCAACGACAACAGTACCAACGAGAGAATCAGGCACAAATTGCGCCGATTCGTTTGACGTTCGGTAGCCAACATCACGGATACGAGCACCGTATCCTTTATAAGAATATTCACGACCAATTAGAGGATTAGAATAAATGGACGTCGTGAGTTCAGAGACAGCAGTGTCACCAGCTGCTGTACGGTTCTGGATATTAACAAGAGATTTACCAGATATAGTTATGCGCACTTCGTCGGCGTTCCACTCGGCATAACCGAGATTAGTATCTACTACACCGGAAACTGCCCACTGTAGTTTGAGAGCATGAAAGTCTTCTGCTGAACACTTATCAACGATACCGTTACCGATCTTATCGGCAAATGCAAGATATGAATCGACTGAAGCTAAAGCAGCAATTAAAGACCGGATAGGATTGCCGGTTGCATCAGCAGCATCTTGATGCCAGCAGTATAATTCAAGATTGGCAGCAACACCTGAGGTTGATCCAGTCTCAAGACCTGCCACTTCGTTCCAGTTTTGGATCCAGATGCCCTTACTGGAGAAATATTTATGGAGGAGAGCCATACCCATCATACGCATTATATACTTGGGTGGGTGAGTTGCATGAGCAAGATAGCAGCATTCGGGGTCCGTTCCAGAGAAGGAACGTTCATCCTTGCAGWTAGCAGGATATTTAACGGCGCGGGGTCTTGCGGAACTTACCGGAACCAAACTTACCTTTGTAGTGACCAGCACCGATAGTTGAGTATGAGCGACCTTTTCGTGTACGAGGCATCTTAGGAGGATCAGGCTTAGGCTTTATAGACTTTTTCGGAGAGAAAGTGAGGCGACGAGTCTTAGGAAGAGTGTCGCGCTTAGAAGACGCTTTACGTTTCTTGCTTGGCGTGCGAGGAGGAAGATACTTAGCACCACTACGTGTGTAAGAGGACGATTTAGGAGTAATGACCTGAGCACCGCCCTTTTGAGGGAGAGAATTAACATATGTATCCCAAGCAAACTTAGCAGCCTGATGAAGAGAAGAACCGATCCTGTCATTGATGTCCTCACCGCGATTGATGAAGGTGCGTGCAGAAGAAGGCAGATATTTTTCGAATGACCGATACTTAGGAGGGATCCAATAATAAGCCATTGCGTTAATTAGAAGTGTGAGTGATTTTATTAGAGCAACAGACAGAGCGTAATTGACAGTGAACTTCGGGGCTTCTTGCAGTAACGACGGATGTACCAAGTTAGAGCGGCAAGAATAGTTACCGCTCCAGTGAGTTCAACGGCGAGATCGAACATTACGGCGCAGACGGGCACGTAACCGATGGGTAGCAAGCAAACGAGAGAGTTCTGCACGAGAGTAACCATGCGGCATAAATTTCATGAAATAACTCTGAACATGAAATGGGAGTTTGTGAAGGAACCGTACAAGATGCATGATCCGCGTCTTCTTGCGGAATTGCTTGCGACGGTTGTAATAAAGGGCACGTGTAAGAGGAGTATTGTTAGTCTTTTTTCTGGCACCATATAGGGCGACTGGCGAAGGCTTCCAGCTTTTGGTCGGTAGCGTTTAGGTGCCATGATATAATAATCAAATTTACTTATGACCCTTGTCCAAGGACCTGTCTAGCAGAACCCTGGACCCACAGGTCAACGTGACATGAGATGATCATTTTGAGTACTCAGGCCACCCCTCATTCTGGGGGTGAGCACTGAGCACGAGGTTGACGGTAATACTT